TTCTGTGGGCTTCTGAGGCGATTGCGGGGCACTCTGGACTGCGGGTAGGCTTGAAGCGGGAACCCCAGCAGGCTGGATCTCCATGGAATCGGTCTTCTGCTTGGAGTTACCAGAGGCAATCAGCACTACAGACTTGCCTACATATTGCTGGAACTTCGACGCAATGTCCTTGTTCTCAGTAAAATACACATGGGCTACGCCATCAACGATTAATTCGATAACGCATAGGCTATTTGACTTCACCCATTTAGGGGGCGATTTGACGGATACGAGTTTTGGCCCATTTTTCGCGAGCGTATAATGTGAAAGGACTGGTGCTTTGGGTTGGTTTGATTGATATGCCATATAGGTAGATGTTCGTTATATCCGACAACCCATCTTGTCAAGCGTTCAAAAAAAAGCGGGGCCGAGTTTTTACCCCGACCCCGCCCCACACACATGAAAACAGGAAGACGAATGCCTTCCAATTGGCAATCTAGCATGATCATTAACCATTGCAAGCGGAAAATCATCTTGCCGCCCATCCTTTTTTAGAGTAAGTTTTCGGGATTCCATGGCCGATTATCCTCCGCTCTCACGTTTTTACGTTGCCTCGTATGCTGCTAATGACCGCGACTACCCCGTGGTTGCAATACGCCTTGATCCAAGGACTGCTGGCTACAGAGTTCCTGAAGATCTAAGCCCGCATCCAGACAGCAAACGCTATCCCAACCATGTGTTCACGGGGGCACAACCAGCCTCTGGAGATCAGATTGTCACCCACGTTTACGAGATCCTGCCCGCCCCTTGGGTTCCCTTTACCCGCTATGATGACGATCTAGGCCCGATCCAAGGGCGCAGACGTTCAGTTAAAAACGAAGGACAGGTTGCCCGCCTTGGCCCTGACCAGAGGGTTAACTACGAGGCTCGCGAAGGCTCTGCCATTGTCTATACCGAGATTGAGGAAGCTTGGTCTGTTGCCACTGACGAAGATGGCAATTCACTTTTTCCTATTAAGGATCGGGATTTTTACGATGCTTCTCGCGGGGCAGTCCAAGAACGCCGCCAACTCTTTGTTCCAACAGGCGAAGAAGAGGGGACTCTTGAGAACGTTAACGGAGTAATCACCCAGACTTCTTACGAACCCTACAACGAATTTCTTTCAGTTAAGATTGTCCAGACCTATAAAGTAGATGGCCCCCAACTGATCGGCAAGGCGACAGACGAAGCCCGCCAACTGGCAACTGTTACAACACAACGTAAGGGATCAGCCGATTATGTTCCACCGAATCCCACCGCCACAAGGACTGTGGAGGTTTCCAGTGAAGATGCCGAATCGTTGGTCGAGAGAATTGTTGAGGTTCCTGAAGTTTTTGGTGCTGAATCCTATCGCAAAACCAGAGAAGATATCACTCCGCAAAAGTTTAAGGCCGCACAGGAGGATGTTGTTTTTGAGCAAACCATCGAAGGAACCGCCAATCCCGCCATTGTTCTTGGTGTTGGAGAATTTGTAAAATCCGAAGAACAGGTCAATAAATTTACAAAGCGTGTATCCACTACATCGAGATCAATAACTTCAGCCGTCATCCTTTTAGAAAAGGTTCTCACCCCTCAAGGACAAGTCGGAACAAGGACGCTTCGACTGGATGTTGGAGATCAGTCCTTCACCCCATCAGCAACCCTTATTGATGCCAGCGTAGAGGCTTTGGGTGATGGTCGCACGGTTAAAACCGAAGTCACTGTTCCTTCGGTATTTACGAGCAAGACCATTCGCAAAACAAGGCTTGATCTAACTCCTGAAAAATTTAGGGCAGCACAATCTGACACCATCATCGAAGAGAATCTGGCTGGGGCGATTAACCAGCCATCTTCCATTACTCTTGGAGCGGGCGAGTTCGCTAAATCGGAAGAACAGGTCACAGAGTTTGTTAAGCGCATCTCCACTAATACCAGAGATGTTAGCGCGGCCACGGATTTAGAGGAAACCGTAATAACCCAACAGGGACAAGTTGCCACAAGAACTCTTAGGCTTTCGGCAGATCCCCAGTCTATACAGCCAGATGCCCTGCTTGTTGACGGATCTATTGAGGCGCTTGGTGACGGAAGAACAATCAAAACAGAGGTTAGGGTTCCTAACGTATTTCCACAAACCCTTCTTAGGGTTGAAAAACCAATTACGATTCCAGAAAGATTTCTAGTCAACAATCCAACAACCACCGAGGCCGAAACGGTGGCAGACGAAGATCCTTCGGTTGAGCTAATAGGTGATGCAATATCTCAACAGGTTGAAAGAACTGGTGAGTTTGTTACAAGGAAAACAACAGTAGAAAGAAGTCTGGCTGCGGATGGCCCCCTTTCTGGCGCTGATTATGACGAGTTATCAAACTCCCAAATCCCATTTACGGAATCCGTGTCCACATCAATACCATCTGGCCCATGTGAAGCAGACCCACTTGGTGGGGGAAGGGTGTTGGTAAAGCAATACAACCTGTCTGGTATTGAGTCAAATCTTAGTTCGGTGATGCTTTCGTTTCCGACGAGGTCTTCTATTGCTGGAATCCCACCAGTCCTTAAAAAGCTTGATGTTCAATTTGAAGAATCCACTGTTGATAGCGCCTCAAATGCAAACGGAAGCGGATCAGCCGAGGGAAAAAGTGGATCAATATCTGCACAGGCGTCAGCGCAAGCAAGAGCAACCGTTTCATGTATACCCAAATTTATTGTTGAGCTTGAAGAGGTTAATGCCGTCAATGTTCCTACAACGTCTTACTTTTTCTTTTTAAAATATCCAGTAACGCTTCAATCAATTTTAAATAAAGTTGGGGCACAACAATGGCCAGTGTTTAAACCAAGGTCATATACAATCACCGCAACGGGACAAACAGTTGTTGGTAGCCTAAGTGTAAATAAAGAAGCTCAAAGAAATTGGGCAAGCGAATCCTCTGGATACTCTCGATCCAATGGACTTGGATCTTCAAAAGAAACATCAAATCAGATTATTGTGCTTAACATACCGCCATGTATTCACGGTGGCTTCAATAAAAATACCACAAAAAAAGTTGAAGAAACAATAAGCGCAAGCGCTGTACTTTCTTTAAGCACTGGAACGGAAGGGCCACAGAATGTTCCCACAGAACAAGATGGGTTTCCAGATTTTAATCCCCTTTTGATAGAGGCTGAAGCAAAGGTTGAGTACAATCTTACAGCAACATCTCCATCAAGCGTTCCAACAGGCGGAACTTATTTGATTAATTCAAATGTGCAGCCATACAAATTTGGGTTTGCCAAAGTATATGCAGAAGTTGTCAGCGCTTCTGTATTTGCGTAATTTATGAATACAACAAAATGGAGAAAAGGCGAAAGGTATGTGGTAGATAATCCAGAAATAAATACTCTTGAAAATTTTGCTCTTGATACACAATTAAAGAAACAAATAAGTCAAAATCCTTCAGAGCAAAAAACCGCATCAATTCAAATAACACAAACAGAGCCGACAAGAATCACAGAAATTCTTCCACAAGAACAAAATCAAATATATAAACCAGATCTTCCGTCCGAAATTGTGCAATTTTGTTATAATGGAAGGCCAGCGGAGTTTAGGATGTATGGGGGCCTTATTAAATATCTAGACGAATAAAATGGCGGAAGAAGAAAATTTTGTTCATTTGGGATTATTTCCGTTTTGTATCGGAGAAAGAAGTCCATCGGCAGAAAACGCCAGATTTAATGCGATTATGTTGCAAGAGACTGGCGCAACAGGGGTTGGAACAATTTATCCAGTTGGAATGACACTTAAAGATGCAATGGCGCTTTACTGGAAATCGTCTTCCGCATCGTGGCAACTATATCAAGAAATATCTGGCCCATGCACAAGATTTGATGAAAATGGAAATATAGTTGAAACTGGAAGTTCTTTTGTTTGGAGGGATTCTATTGATGGAACCCTTCCATTAAAAGATGTTAATCAATTGGAAAAGCCACCTTCATTTAAAAGCAGAATATGTCCTGATTTTGACCATAGATTTACTGGATCTATAACAAATTTTAGACAATTCTGTCCTCCAGAAGAACCACCATTTCCACCAAATCCAGTAACAACATCTAGTCCGTTTTATCCAGTAAGTTGTTTTTTTGTTCCTCTGGATTTTGGAGTCCCAAACCCCGATTTAAATGTTCCATATAGGATATTAAAAATGGGAGACCTGTATTACCCATCATTGCTTCTGGCGTTTCATTCCTATTCTCGACTATATGTTACAAAATTTTTCATATTGCCAGACAGTAATTTTGGAGCAGATGTATATAAAACCGTTAATTTGATCATCAACCAAAATTCATATAGCATTTCATTGCTTAGAGTTTTGAACTATACAGCAGATGCCGAATATAACACACAAATTGGCGATGAAATCATTATTGATACATGGACGCCATAATAAAAACAGTATTAGATAACGGGGGATCTATTGCTGGGGGCTTTGTGAGGGAATGGGTGAGATTCGGAGAGCCCCAAAATAAAGGATGGAATGATGTTGATGTCTTTTGCGTTAAAGAAACAAACAAACAAGCTATAGAAGCAAAGTTGCGCGAGCTTGGGGTTGCTGTTGACTTCAGGGCACAACCTCCATTCAATGACTATTATTGCAACTGCTGGTTGTTTGACGGAAAAATAAAACCAGTAGAGGCAACAAACAAAAAATTTTCTGTAGAAGAAATCAAAGAACAAACAATTAACAGTCAGGCAAAACCCATCGGAGGGGCAGCATTCCGAATAGACAAAATCATCTCATTCTTTAAAAATGGATGGGATGTTTATTTCTTGAATGGGAAATTGGCAACAAAAGAAAAAATAATACAACTAGCCAAAAATCCAATAAATGGAACTACCAACTTAAACAGAGTTGAGATTTAGTTAATCTTCGGCCTGACAAATTTAATATCTCTGGTTTTCCCTCCGTAGAAAACCTTCTTCTTAACAGTTTCAAATTTTCCCTCACGAACCATGTTGTAGATTCGCGGGCTTGATAGACCTGTCTTTTGTGTGACTTGATCGATTGTTCTCCACCCTTCGGCGTTCATTGCCTCGACGGTGGTCTTCTGATTGTGGTTGTCAAACGACTCCCACATGCTATCCCAAGACGGGACTACAATTTTATCATTGGAGCTTTTTGCTCCTCTAGTTTTGCTATAATGGGTTGCCATGTGTATGTTCCTTTGTTGACTGTAAAAATTAAGAATCCGAAGTCCACGATACCAGTGCATCGTCTAGCCCCGAAACGGCTACCAAAACCCTGAAGGGCTGGGGTTGTGATAGCCAGCCAGTCTGGGCCTCCTGCGAAGTTGTGGTAGTGGACATGGGAGCGGATAAAGATGTCCCCCTTGGGCTGTAGTTCTTTTTCAGACCATATGAGGTTCCAGAGGCGATCTCTGGCCACTCCTGAGTGCCGACCATGGGGAATGCCGCTAGAGCCCGCTGGGTGGTGTTTGAGGTCAAACACAACACCTTCTACATCTACCCACTCATGCTCTCCGATAGCGGCGTCTACACGCTCTGCAATGATGTTCTCCCAGTCTTCTGAATCACCAGTGTGGTAGGGGGTTCCTCTAGTGATAACAATTTTGCAGTTTTTGGTTTTCGGGATTTCGCGGATAATCTTAACCGCCATATCACACTGCTCTTCCATGTCGGTAGTAATTTGTTCTGTTCCGCCCGACTTCTTGCCTGTGCCGTCCACAAGATCGCCATTGATAAAGATGATATCGTAGGGGCCGTTTTTGCGGATGTTCTGGCTATACCAGTTGTAGTAGGCTTTGTTGGCGTTTACCCAACGTGACCGCTCTTCGGCTGGTTCTTCTGGGAGGTAGCCTTTCGGGGTTAACCCTACTTTGTGGCCACAGTGGAAGTCCGAGAGGACTGCTATTTTTTTGCTCATAGAGAGGTTGCTTGGTTGCAGAGATCTAAGCACCGCGCATAGCCACAAATATCGGCCACGCTGTCACGATGACGAGGTGAGTTGGTGAGTCTGGAAAGCTTAACCGCAATCATGCACATGGCGATTTGTTGCGGGGTCACATTGACTCCAAGGATGGCTCCCCACATCTTGGCTTGCTTGGTAAAGTCTTCAATCGGGCTTCCGTAGTCGGTTTGGCGATCATAGGAAGTAAGACGTTTGGCAATGTCGCACACATCTTCTTTGTCCAATCTAACCATAGATGGGTAGAGACGCAAGGGTTTTTCTAACCATTGGGCTACGGCGACCTCCGCTCTGGCTCCCTTGGACTTCTCCCACTTTGGAAGGAGAACCAACTCATCGCATTCAAAGACCGCATCAATGTCCCTTCGGGCACAGTCCTCAATGAACTTGCCATCCATTTGAGAGTTGTGAGGGTCTAGCCCTAGCTCTTGATCCATCCTTGCGGGATTAATCACTTCATGCCCCGCTTTTAGTAGGGTCTCTTCGGCCTCAAAGAATGCAGAATGATTAAGGTTGGGATGTGACCTCATTGGGCCACAGATATATACTGTAGTCATGCGTTGTGTTGTGGTTAGTGGATTTGGATGCCGTAGTCGGCAATCAGATCGTAAAGAGTTTTCCTGACTTTTTCAACAGTTGCACTATCCCAATCGGGATGAGAATTATGGCGAAGATGAGAGCGTAACTCATTATCAAAATTGTCAAGAACAGCGCGAAAATCCCCTGCTTTGCAAGCATCTTCAAACTCTTGTCGTTCTTCTGGAAGGGAGAAAGATAGGGTTCCATTGGCCATTGTATTAAGAGTCTTTGATGATCTTCTTCAGATCCCCGTCATCTAAATCGTCATCCCCGTCCTCGTCCTCTTCTTGCCCGTAGAGGATGTCATGGATATTGGATACAATGCCTTCGATGGCGTAATCATTGCCGAATTTAAGGAAGGCGTTTTTGGTTTCGGCCCCGTCCTGAAAAGTGGCAACGACAAAACCCGAATCAAAGTATTCAACCAGATCCCGACATAGTTTGTCCAATACCTTCTGGAGTCTTTCGTCGTGAGAGGCCATAGACTTAGTCTAGCTGTTCTTTGCAATCTTTGCATGTCCGAATAACTCCGACATGCGCCACTCTGATTTGTTCAATATTATTTGACCCGCAATAGTAGCAGGATCTGACTTCGGGCTTTTTCGGGTAGCTTTTCTTCTTGGGCTTCAACGGCTTACTCATTTTACTGCTTTTTTAAGACGGGTGATAAATTTTCGGTATTCTTCGGGATTGAGGTCGTTCTTCCTTGGTGAGGAAATGATACGATGATCCAGCACCATGTCTAGTCCTATTCCCCACTTTTCCATCCTTGGCTTGATGTACTCAATAGCACTCTCAATCATATCGTCACTTAGGGGTTCCTTGTAGCTATCCCCCTCAAAGCTCACCCCAATACTCCAGCTATTGGCGTCCTTCTTCCCCTTGTAGCTACTGACCCCCGCATGCCACATCCTATCTGTATCATTACCAAAGACTGTCCTGCGCCCATCTCGCGCAATTAAACAATGGTAAGAGACCTTACTTGCGGGGTTTTTGATCCAGCTTACTCCCCCTGCGTAAGTTCCCCCGCTGTGGTGGAGAACGATGGCCTGCGGCTTTATGGGCTTTCGGCTTTTGTTCGGGGTTGTGACCCTTGTCTCGCCATAGGTTTTCCTTTCGGGCTTCGGCTCTGTCACGGAGTTCGGCTTGGATACAGATGGCGAATTCGGCAAGGACGGCGCTTGGCCACTTTTTGACTCTAGCCCAAGTAGTTTCAGGATTGATTTCCACATGGGCAGACCCCATCAGGTTACCAGCAACACTTACGCCGACCAATATCCCAATTCCTAGAAATCCGCTCTACCTCCGATTCGGTAGGACTTGGCAACCTTTCCATCATGGCCCCGCTTGATTTGGATACCGACTTTGAGGGAACTGAATAAACGGACAAAGAAATTTCTGCGATCTTCTTTGGGCGGGATTGGGACGAGTATTGCTTTGAGGGTTTCATGGGATAATCTCATTTCTTCTTGCGGCGAACGGGCTTCTTGATGGCGATAGCCCGACGAACTTCGGTATAGGTAATCGGCCCAGCCACCCCATCCTCGTCAGTGTGAACCAAGGCTTGGATCTTTTTGACGCCCCTGACATTCACTTCGTTTGTAACGTAGTTAACGATAGAAATGAGGAGGGCCACAATGAAGCCAGTAAGACTGACCTGATCAACGGACTCCGCCAACTTAGGATCAACCATGGCCAGACGGGAGACAATCGCGGCAACCACCATGGCAATGAGGGGGGTAATGACTCCGCCCAGCCTGCTAACTAGAAATGCGAGGATTTTATCTTTCATTTGGTTATTGCTCCAGCTTGTAGCGTTGAACCGCCGATTCAACAGTAAAACGAATCAGGGACTCAGAGGCGCTGACGCCCTGCTTTTTCGCAGCAGCAGTGAGTTTTTTGACTGCGGCTTCGCGCTTTTCGGCCCCCGTTTTGTCGGTAGAGGCCAACGACTGGACGATCTCCAAGGCAATCGGGAGAAGAACCGCTACCGAAGAGGAAGCGATTTCCCGAAGGACAGGAAGGAAGAAGTTGAAGACGTTTGAGGTAATACCCCAGATTTTGGCAAAGAATGATTTCATAGATTTAAAGCTAGACTAGAATCCCTTGGATTTCAAGTAATCTTCGATTCTTTTTGTGCGCTCGTCAATGCGGGCTAGGGTTTCAGACCTCTCTTGGTTTTCCTTATTGATCATCTCAATCCGCGCATCTTGTTTAGCATCATTGGCTTGGATAGACCGCATTTGTTCTGGGAGGACAACCCATCCATTGAGAGCCGAAAACAAAGTGACCATCAGGGCAATGCCCGCAATCAACTCACTCATCGTGAGTTTTACTCCGCGCTCCATGCCTCTACGTCTTGGAATGTCTTCGATGCTCATAATTCAGGGAGTGGTGTCAATGCTATAAACTGACCGTTAGTAAGTTCTTCGACTCCATTTATTTCGCCATCATCAAATGCCCGTGCCAAGTCAGACTGCCAAAGACAACGAAATGCTATGCGTCCATCAGTAAGTTGATGGCCAGCAATGGTTCCATCGTGCAGACTTGCTGCTCGGATAGTTGTTTGTTCGGGATTATCCCAATGACCGCCAATGGTGCGTATGGTTTTGTCTGCGTCTGGCAAATCTTCTCCATATTGTGAAAGTAATTGCGGAAATAATATTTCCACGCTTTCTGGATTTATGGCAACAATTCTTTCTGTTGTTTCAAAGCTCATAACATTGTTGGCGGCATAAAGTTTGATGTGTATTTTGCGATACCCTTATAAAAGAATGAAGAGCCAATTATTCCATCTGGAGACAATGATGTAGAATCACAAAATGTACCAAAGTTTGATCCTCCAGAAGCGGCGGTAGAATTGTATGTTGTATTTGTGCTACCAACACTTGTTCCATTTTTGTATATTGTTGTTGTTGATCCATTTCTTACAAGAGCAAAATGAAACCATTCATTAAGCGGAAGTGCAAAATTTTCATAAATAATATTTGTCCCATTAAAATAAAAACCAATCTTATCAGAGCTTGTATCGTAATATAAAATCCAACCATTTGCTCTTGTTCCAGATGTTCCTATTGGATTTGTTTCCCAAAAAGCAAATTGTTCATTAGAAGAAACTTTTACCCACTGTTCAAAAGTATAATTTCCAGTTCCTGTTGCCAAATCAGAACTTGCTGGAAGATCAATCCTTTTACCACTACTCGCTCCGAATAATATACCTTCGGTATCCCATGTCGGGCCATTAACAAGGGTTCCATTAAATGTGCCAAGTCCACCCAATGAATATAGTGTAGTTCCAGTTCCAGCGTTTTGTGCTGATTTCATGGGCCAAAAAACCATATCGTCCCAGTATCCCAAATCTTTTGTTTCTTTAACAAAAGTATCTAATGGCCCAATATCCGTTGCCCCGCTAATTGAGGCGAATGCCAAAACATCAGCATCTGTGGTTTCTGCGGTAATGATAGAAGCAACTTGGTATCGCCAAGGCCAGTCAATATAGGTGGCTAGGTTTGCGGGGTTGGCCGTGTCTCCGCGATAGGCGGCGGCAATATGCCCCAAAGCCTGCTTCTCACTCCAGTCAATAGTCCCAAGGCTCGACCCCGAAACCGCATCATAGATAGCCTTCCATACATATTGTTTAGGAAGAGAGATGTAGTCTGCTTCGGTCTTGAGTGCGCCTGCGGCTACGGCAATCTTGGCCCAGAGATAGCGTTCTGGGAGGGTGAGGTAATTGGCTATTGGATTAAGCGCGGGGACTTCTGTGACTGTTGGGACTGGTTCTGCACCTTCTTGAGGTTGCCATTCAGTGGCCTGCCATGGAAATTCTGTATCGCTATTTGATAAATAAATACCATCCTCTATTAAAATGCGCCATTGTTCATTATCAAATCTAATAACAAGAATATCGGTGTCGCTATCTTCGCCTACCAAATTGTAATACGGTTTGCCGAAAAATGTTCCGCGCTCGGTATAAATCCCGTTAACCTCCTCCGACCCTGCCCCCGAAACCAAAACACTAGAAGGAGCCTGAGTTTCTCCTTTTTCTTCAACAAGCCACTTGGCAAGCATCATCCTTCGGGGCTGATCCGCCGCCGAAGCAAACACCGCATCTAAAGTAGGGAGAGCCATAGCCTATGGTCTCCGTCCTTTAAGCCATGCCCATGATACGCTCACCCATGCCAGCCATAGGGGACACGCCCGCTTCCATCTCGTCAGCGGCTTCGTCCTCCATCTCGTCTTCGTCTTCGGCCTCTTCAGCCGCAATCTCGACGCCAGCCAACATAGTGGGAACCAGCGAATCTCCGTCAACACGGAAGGTCACAAGCTCTTCAAAGGTGTCGCCATCAG